CTTGACCAACATAATCCGAACCGAAATCACCATCAACGTAGTCTTGGGTATTGACGATACCATCTTCGGTGACTGTTACTGTTTCGAATAGACCTTTAAGTGTATTTATAAGCGATTGTTCAGTCGTAGCGATAGAATCTATAGTTGCTGCATCATTTGCTATGATCAGCAATTCGGTTGCTCCAGCATTGTCTGTTTTGACAAGATATGGAATAATTCCAGTTGTGTCTGTTGAAGTAACAGAATCAGTCAAATATTTATACAGGTGACTTGTTGCAGAATCTGTTGCATTTGATTCATCGACATTACCTGCCTCTTCTCCTCCTGGTTTCACCAAACCAACGGATGTATATTCGTGTGTTATTACGGATTCTGCAAACGTTCTATAATATTCAACTGATCTGCCAAAACTTTCAGTCGCAGTCGCAGTATCAGCAACACCATTTTTACTGAAGGTCGTTGATGTTGCTTCGCTTGTATTCGCAACTTCCGCCAGAACTTTAGTGAAGTCATAATTTGCGATATCGGCAGAAACATAATTTTCATCGAAGAAATCATCAGCATATGGGGATTGTAGATAGATTGTTTCTTCTAGAACCTTACCAAAATCAGTAATTGCATTTTCAGCAGTGATTGTATTTTCGCTGACTTCTCTTACATATTGAACGACTCTCTCAAACACATCAGTTGATATTGTAGTATCATCTTCGTTTTCGTAGATACCAATATCAAAGTCAAAGGCAGTAGTTTCGCTTGTTGTTACTGAATCCGCCAGAACTTTGTAAACATGACTTCCATGCGCTTCGGAAGCAGTTGCAGTATCCGAAAGAACCTTGATGAAGTCAACAGCGTAGTAGAAAGTATCAGCAGAGAGTTCTTCGAGAACAAACTCATAGATATGCAGACGTTCGATTGGTGTTGTAATGTAATCGCTAATCTCAACAACTTGCTCAATGACAAGTTCGCCGAAGATCGCAGTGCCTGCAGGGTGCGTAGTGTTCTTTACAATGTCAATCCATTTATTGGACGGAACGTTTGAGCGAACAACATACGAGTAATTTTGATAGTAATAGTTGTCTTGTAGTTTGTTGACGTTTGACAACATACCACGAGAGTCTTTAAATCTACCAGACTTGACATTAATTGCACCAGTTGTGAATGCGATAGTAGCAGTGCAACCTAGTGGTGATTCAATTGTTGCAGTAAATGCTTCGCGCTCGAAATCAAACCCAGTATCGAAAATACTTACTGCAGTTGGACAACCATCAACATCAACCGCATCAATTCTAATCGACGCTCTGTTATCTCTACCAACGAGAGTGTATGGATTCAATCCTACATCACTTTCATTGTATTTGTTTAGAAAATACTCTTGTTGATTATTCTCATAATCGATAGTATATGAACCGACAGAACCTGTTTCGTCGATCGAGAAAATATCACCAACATTAAATCCGCATGGTGGTGTTCCATCACAACTTACTACTTCTGTAGTTGAAAGTTGACGAACTACATACCCGTATGTCGTAGTTGTGCCAGTGTCCGTATCTAAAATTTCAACTGTTGTTCTGACGGCATCAGTTGAGAAAGATACAGCAGGAGCAGAAGTATATCCGGAACCGCCATCTACAATAACTACGTGCGAAAGAGTTCCGTCATCAGAAAGGACTGCTCTTGCGGTGGCACCAGTTCCATCAACAGAAGTAAACTCAACAGTAGGAGCAGCATAATAACCGTTACCTGCATCGGTGAGTGGTTCATACAGACGCTGCGTTCCAGAACCTACGATAGTTAGATCGACTGCAGTTCCTGCTGACGCATTTGTTGCACTGGTTGCTAATTTTATTGTATTTGAATTTACTACAATCACATAATACGCATTATAGTTTGTTAGTCCAGTTACAATAGTTCCGCCACTTCTGTCATAAATGACAACGTCGCCAGTCGTATAACCGTGAGATGAAATTGTTATTGTATTATTTGTCAGATTTACTGCAGAAGAACCATTGAATGTTTTATAGTTGTCGCCGACTATCGCTACAACTTCCTCGGACGCAGATACTAAAGCATTACCCACTGCACCAGCGCCTGGAACTAGGATTTCTGCAGTCTTAGATAAACTTGTTACTAATTCATAGACAGCAGGGAAGATATACGCAAACTTGGTAACGTTGGTAACATTGGTTTCTACAATTCTTTGATATAGAACCGAACCTACGTTTTCAAAATATTTTATTCTTACAGTTTTACCTTTTAGGTCAAACGGATTAGCAGTAATTCCGCTATCGACTGCAAGTTTTAATGTAACATCTTCAATCCAGATACCATCCGAAGCGCGAAGAATTTGTTCTGACGGATAGAAAATTTCAGTACTCTCGTTGTAGAGAATTCTGAACAGAAGTTCTATTGCCTTTTCTGAACCCTTTGCTTCATAGAACTGCTTGATGAATTTGATCAGACGACGATCGTCGAGTTGTGCTGTTAACGGGAAATTCTGCGCATATTGATTCTTAAACTTGGGAACAAATGTATCCAAAGTTCTATTGATATCAAAATTCTTCTCATAGTTTAAGAGGAAATTATTTACTTCATTTTCCTGATCAAGGAACTCGTAGTATTTTTCCAAGAACGTAACAAAAACTGGATATTCATTACGAACGAAATCAGGAAGTTGGTTTGCAATAAGATGACTTAGTGATTGTTTGAAACCATTATACTCGTCATCAACATATACCATATTTGCAACTGCTGCTGCGCCAGTTCCGCTTCCGCCGCTAAAGGTGATTGTTGGTGGTGTAAGATAATCAAAACCAGAAAACGTCACAGTAATCGCAGTAACTTTACCACCGGAAACTGTTGCAGTAGCAGTTGCATTACCACCAACAGTAACCATAGGCGCAGAAATATATCCTGAACCACCATCAGTTACTGTTATACTTGCAACCTTTTTATAATATGATGTGGTTTGTGTCATCTCTTATTCTTGTGAGTTAGCAACCGCCGTAATGGTCAGTCCTGCTGTTACATTTGATACTGAATTTGCTGCGCTCGTATCTAACGTCAAAACAGTATTTCTAGCAGCATACGGGAAGACTGCGGAGGTTGAAGATTCTGTGGTTGATGTTAGATCGCTGGTCAAAATATTTGGGGCATCCCCAAACGGTTTGACGTAAACTCGAAGTTCTGTTTCATCCCCAAGTAGAGAGTCAATAGTTATATTTGAAATTGATACCACCCCAGTATCATAATTAACGGAACCAACATTTGATGAAATAATAGTATCATCTGCTGATTTCTTTAACACAAGAGTTCCAAGATCACCAACAGTAGTTGGATGCCCGTCAGTAATGTATACTTCATACTGCTGCCCAGAAATAGTCGTATTGAATAGTGTAGTTCTAACTGTTTCTGGTTGCAACTTACTATTAAATCTTACGTCGTATTGATCGGACACACCCAAGAAAATCGGAATTCTTTTGTGCATCTCAATTTGAACGCTGGCAGAGAAGATAGACTTCGTAGTGCCTACGACTGCAGAAAGCAGTTTAGAATAATAGAAGTTCTTCTGTAACTTGTTTAGATTATTTGTAAAGAAGTTTTGAACGACTGTTCTAATTTCCGTTTCAATTCTCGAGGAAGTGAATGTTGTTTGCGTTTTATTGAAGTTGGCAGTAACGCCCAGACTAATATAGGTTTCGATCGGATCAACAAACTCAGGTTGAATCGATACCATACTTCTTGGGCGAATGATGTCTCTAGAAATAATATCTTTATCTGCCTGCGTAATAATAGATCCAGGTTGCGGTTGGATTGCAATGAACACCTTACCGTAAATCGGAGGAACATTTTCTTCCCCACCCCAAACGGAGATAGAGTTGATATTACTAAATCTTGAGGTGATCAACGTCTCATAGTCTGTCACAGTAACTGCTCTGTTCTTAGTAGCATTGAACTTGGGAGCATTATATCTGATGCTGTCAATGCTTTCTTGTTCTGAACCGCCTGTTGCTGCTTCGTTCAGATAGATAATTTTAGATTCACCAGAACCAGTGAAAGTGGTTGAAACTGCAAAATTTGGAATAGAATTTGCTGCAGCGCCGCTACTTACAATATAGTCAACAATTACAATATTTCCCGTTACCAACTTTTTGCCAAGGATGTCATCACCGAATCTAATTTCATAAAGACCAGATGGACCTTCTTCAACAAAGAATCCCTTTGTTGTAGGATCTACGCTCATAATGTCTTCGTAGTAATTCCATGTTGTAGTGGTAACAACAGTAGAAGATTCTTGGACTCTTACTCTAATTGTTGAAATATCAATATTCTTATTCGGAAGAACGAATGGACCAGATAGAGTTGACAGATCAGCAACAAAAGTATTTGTTACACGCTTACCTTCGATCAATTCTACATCAAAACTAAAACCAGGATTGCTTGTTTCCAATGTAACAAGACCAGAATAATAGTCTTGCTTTGGATAAAAAGTGTAAGTGTTCTTTACTGTCTTAGCAGTAAATGGAGTATCTCGTGTTAATGTTAAACTGGTTCCAGTATAACCTGATGGCGGATCAATTTGTAGAGTAATGTTTGCTCGCGCAGATCTTCTTGATGCGCCTGTGTAACCAAGAGTTTTAGCAATAGATGCGACCGAGTTTCTCTTTACCGCACTATCAATAAACATTTCATTCGCTTGAAGGTGAGCAAGGGTGGCATTATAGTGAGTGTTGTATGCCAGAATATCAATCAACATAGAAAGAGCAGAACCGTCGAAGTTGTAATCCTGAAATTCTTCTTGCGATTGCAAGTAAGTCTTTAGATTTTGTTTGATCGCATCGAAATCTAGTTCCGCTACATTTAGTTGTGTCATCTTATCTACTTCTTCTTAGAATTGTTGAAAATGTTACAGGATCATTAACACCTATCACATAAAAATAAATTGTCACTTTAAATGCGTTGTCGTCAAAAAGCGGAACTACATCAACTTGCTGCGATCTTACTCTTGGTTCATACTTGTTGATCAAAAGTTCTAGGCGCAATTTCAATGAGTTTGCTGTGATCATGTCAATATTTTCAAACATCATTCCATACACAGGAGAACCGAGTTTCGGTTGGAATGGGCGCTCATAATAATTAGTTAAGATTAAAGTCTTGAGTGCTTGCTTTACGGCATTAACATCATACTTCCTCGCGACGTCACCCGTAATTGGATGCGCCGCGAAGGACAGATCTAGATCTGAGTATATTCTGTTTACTTGCTTCGTGCTCATATGCTTATTTATATGTTACCACGGGATAAACCTACCTTTACTTAAGAATATTGTTTGACTTCCGCTTTGACGGCAAGTTCCGTTTGCGCTACCGCTTCTCTTTTGCCCGTTCCATAGAACATAACCAATATGCAACCATGCAGTAGATCCGTTCGCAGTCTCTAGCAGAATTTGGTCGCAGCGTGGCAGAGATGTTGCTACGAAGTTTGCGATCTCAACCATCTTTTGTTTATTTGAAGCATACTGCGGCCACTGCAAGTCAACTGCAGCATATCTGTGCGCCGACATGGTGTCGTGTCTAAATCCAGAGTTAATTCTGAACCCAGGATACTTCTCGCGCAGAGGTTCGAGAATGTTAAGAGCAAGGCATCTGTAGTTCTGAATAATTTCCCACTTGTTGTTTTTGCCTTTTGGATAGGCAATAAACTGCGATAGACTTCTAGTCGGGAAGAAGTCTTTCAATCTGTAATTATCTGACAGAACAATATCACCGTTAATCTTGTTTCCGCCAAGTGCTGGTAATGGTTGTTTAGTCTTGTAGTATTTGTCGCATCCAGCAATAGCAGGAGGGACTGTGCCGAAGTCTCCGACCTGTTCTCCACCTGTGCCCGAACCTGAATCTGGTCCAAGTGGATTGGATGCATCATTTGGACTTACGCAATCTGCGGAACCGCTATCTGGTGAATCTGGAACGTCATTATCAGTAGTATCCGACGACCCTTGGTTACCTCCACCTACACCACCAGCAGATCCACCAACATATTGCGACTTTCCTGCGACAGACTTACTGACTGGTTTTTCGACAGTCTTGGTATTTGACAACGGAGCAGCAACAGCACAAACTGCCTCTGCTGCTGCAACAGGAGTAGTAACAGTTGCGGTTGTATTACCCTTGATGTTAGTGGTATCATCAGGCGAGTTATGAGTTCCCTTGAGGTTTGTTGTTCCTGCATTCAGGGTTGTGATATTTGCAGTTGTAACATCAATTGTGGTGGTGTCAATCGGCGAAGAAGTAACAAGAGGTGCCTTGAGACTGATATTACCAACGCCCTCAACATTTACTCCTGCGCCCGATTTAATTTCAGTCGCTGCACCAGACTTAGACTTAATACTTGCATCAGTGCAGGTGTTCATATCGCCATTCGAGTGATTGAAGAATGCACCAGCAGATTTAATATGAGTATCCGACTTAGAAGTGAGATTCAACCCGCCTTCTGTTGTCAAGTTAAATTTACCCGCAGCGTCTGTAGTAAAGTTGCCCTTCGCGTCGATGTCAATGTCACCAACATTCTCGAGTGACATCAATCCGCCATTTCTCGCGTAGATACCTTCGCCAACAGACAGTGATAAACGACCACCGATATTGACATCAATATCATTGTGAATATCCATCGAAACTCGACCATGCATAGTCAAGTTTGTATCGCTCATAATAATAACATTACAATTACCTGCAACGTGAACGTTGGCAACACCTTCAATTAAGATATATCCGTCTTTGTCCAAAATGGTATATCCATCACCGACAATCTTGTTTACTTGCGTTCCGTCTGGTCCAGTTTCCGTAAAGGTTCCTGAACGGTGAGCAAAGTTTAGACGTTCTGAACCAGGAGTGTCATCAATTTCAAGTGCGTGCCCTGCCTCTGATCCGAATACTTTATTG